ATATTTCAAAACGTGAACAGGCCAATGCTCACACGAAATGTTCGGTCTGCGGAGAGCCCATCAGTCGGAGACCGGCGGGAATTCTTCCCGGATTCGATCCTGTGACAGGAATTCCGGTTCAGCTTTATGTCTGTACGCAGACGTGCTTTCAGAAAGCGCAAGTCCAGATGGAAAAAGAATCCCGGGCGAGACTGGAAGCGAGGCGATGATGGAAGAGGGAAAAGAGCTTCAGAAAACATTTCCTATTGATCAGATGGACAGGGCCCTGATTGGCCTGTCCGGGGTCAAGGAGGATAAGATTCTTGGGGAATGGGGGAAGACCTCTCTGCTTCAGGCGATTGAAGATATCCAGTCGCTTGAATCCTGTGTGCCTCTTCTTGAAAAAGAAAAGGGCCTTCAGGTCCGGAGATCGATTGATTATTTAAAAGAATTCCTGACGATTTATGCGGGGACCCCCAGCGCCTTTCTTCCAAGATCATTCAAAAAGCAGAAAGAGGCTCCGATTGGAAAGAATGAGTTTGAAAAGTGGTTCTTTGACCATCTAAGGGCGAACTATGTGGGACATCCTGTAAAAATGGGAGACATCGAGGGAATCATTTCAAGGTTCGGGTGGGATGTCGTCGAGATCCGATCAGTTCTGGAATCGAACGGGATCATGATGATGGGGGAGTGGAGGCTGGCAGGGGAGTGGGGGCCACCCTTTTCATGCTTCATTGAGCTTTTGGACGGGGAGATGAATGCCGTTATGTATTTCCCGGGAGAGATGGCCCCGGATGTCATCAAGGTTCTTGGAGAAGATGATGAATGCGGCGATTTTACGAAGGGGTTATGAGAAGTCGGAGTGGAGGTCTAGGTCCGGGAAATTTGTAGGAACATGGATCTGCGCCTTGAGTTGGACGGCATCAAGGGCATGGATATGGTCCCATTCAGGATCACAATCCGAATCAAGAACAGCGTCGGAGGTTGAGTAGGTGACGACAGCGGTGTTGCGAAAGGGTTATGAACGTTCCCGGTCATGGTCAGGTTCAGGGACACGATTATGGGTAAGATCTTGGAAAGGTAAATGGTCATATTCAAAGTCAGGGCCTATTTCTCAATCTTATATCTCTTCATTTTCCGGTGCCGGATTCGGATCCTTCTCAGGATCAGGTCCATGGGTACCGCCAATTCCGGAGGATGTGGAGGAGACCGATGGGGACGACTGATATTCCTTTTTCACGACAGGGAATTTATGTTCTGTGGGAGACTTGTCCCAAATGCGGGGTCTCTCTCCCTACACGGAAAATAGTGGATATTTTTTCGGAGGAAGGATTGTCTGTCATCGGCGGTCTTGGCCTCCGGCGCATTTTGGCCCTATGTCAGAAATGTGCATCCCATTCGGAAAGCCGGAAGGAAGGAGCCAGTCATGGAAAATAAGATTTTGCCATTGAAATCCCCGGAATGGTACTACTCTCCCCTGAAATCCCCGGAATGGTACTACTATCCCCGAACTCTTCGGGATGGAACAGATTTCTCCAAATGGGAATGCAAATATCACATGTTCACTATGACCGTCACTAAGACGGCATCCAACAAGGAGAGCCAGCCACCTTATTTTGCAGAGATTCGTATTCCAGGTGGCACCGTTATTTTGAAAACTCTCCCTTATGGAATGCGTATGGAAGCGGATCATAAGACTCTTCTGATTTCTGGAGGTCCTTCCGGATTTTCGACCAAGAATGAAGCCAAAAAGTACTGTATCGATCTTGTCAATGCCTATCTGAGTATCATGAGAAGTATTCCACCGATTGAGGATGAATCTCTTCGGTATGAGCATTTTCTTGTTCCCATGGCGGAAGATTCCAAAGGAGAAGAGTGATGACGAAGATTGAAGTCTGTGGGTCATGCAAGTTCTACATCGATCTTCCCCCCGAATCAGGGGTAACGACGAATGTAGGGATTTGTTCCCGGTTCCCGCCCCAATTGCTGTTAATGCCACAGAAACTACCGGATGGACAAATGGCCCTCTTGCCCATGGGGCTTAGACCTCAAGTACAACCTGGGGATACTTGTGGGGAATATCAGCTTCCGGTTATTGCGAAGCCTCCGAAGATCAATCTTTTGCCGAACAGAGGACATGCATGAAGACTATTCTCGCTCTATTGGTCCTTGTTATCATTGGAGCGGGCTACTTTATCTGGTGGGATTATGCCCGATGGATACGCTATGTTTCGGAATATAGTTGCGTTCAGACCGGAAGGACACGGGAAACAAGCATTCCCATATGGGTAAGCACAGGTAACGGTACGGGATTTTTGAATTATGTTCCCGAACCCGAATATGAATACAAATGTCTCCACGGAAGAATCTGGCAATGAAGGAGCCTAGCCATCAAGATATCTGAACTTCATCCCTACTTGTACGGGCTTAAATCGGAGGGGGAGACCTTCCCCGGATTGCCCATCGTGAATCGTGAAGGACGGAAGATCTTTTTCCGTCCCACGCCTCCCCAGGAGTATGCTCTGGAAAAAATGAAAGAGCAGGACGGGAAACCTCTGAGGGTCGTCGTTTTGAAAAACCGTCAGGTGGGGTTTTCGACCTTGTTCCTTGTGTTGATGGTCGCCTATGCCCACCGATATGCCCATCGGGAATGCTATGCGGTGGCCCAGCTTCAGAAAACGGCGAATATTCTCCGGGAACGGGCGGCCCGGATGTGGGAGACGCTGTATCACAAGACGATCAAGAAGGGAACGACAAAACAAATCCAGTTTCCGCATGATGGGGATGCCTACAGCTTTTTGATTACGGATACCGCCGGTTCGCTGAAAGGAGGAAGAGGTCCGACGGCGCATTCCCTGATGATGACCGAAGCGTCCCGCTATCCCCCCGATTCGATCTCCACCTTCACCTCAGCGGTCGGATATCATCCGGAATCCATGATATTGATTGAGACCACGGCGAACGGGAAGTCCGGCGACGGATATGACTATTACCATTTGTGGCAAGCTGCGGAAGAAGGGAAGAATGAATATCTTCCCATTTTCATTCCGTGGACCATGGATAACGAATGTCGAAGGGTCATTCCGGATAATTTTGAACTGATCTCGGAATATGAGGAAGAGCTTCACCACGAACATCATCTTGAGTTCGATCAGATTTATTTCCGAAGAATGAAGATCGACGGCGACTTTGCCGGAAATGAATCAAAATTCTGCCAGGAATTTCCGCTCACTCCTTCCGAAGCTTTTGTGTCCTCGGGAGTGAGAATCTTTTATCTCGATGAAATAAAGGCCGTCGAGAAAACACTTGAAGATCCGATCACGGAAGGTGTTTTTGAAATAGATACCCTGAAATTCCGGAAGAAAAAGGGAGGGTATTTACGGATCTGGGAGGCCCCGATAGAAGGCCATAAATATTATATCGGAGCGGACGCCGCCAAATGCGACGATGAGGATTCCGACTTCGCCGCCGCGGTCATGTGGAACGGAACGATGAAGACGCAAGCCTGCACCATCGAGGAACGTCTTGATCCTAAAGAATTTGCCTTTGTCCTGAATCTTCTTGGCCGATGGTACAACAATGCGATGCTCTCGGTTGAAATCACCGGCGGTTGGGGGAATCATGTTCAGATGGAATTGAAAGATTCCCTGAATTATCCGAATCTCTATATGTGGAAGGGAAAAAACGATCAGGTCGGGACTAAGAAATCCCACAATTATGGATGGATGACGACCTTTTCATCCAGGAATGATCTGATGAGCGTCTTCAAGGAATCCCTGCGGAATGGACTTGTCGTGAAAGACGAGTCGCTGTTTTTGCAGATGGACAGCGCCGAACAGGAAATGGGGCTCCGATGGTCCGTTTCTAAAGGACATGATGATATACTGATGGCAGCCATGATTGGATGGATGGCCTGTTATCACTATCCACCTCCCCGATACGTCGGATCGGAACGGTCAAAGATCCTGGACGATGAGCCGGCGGACAGAGGATATATTCCCCCGGATGAGGCTTACTTGGTCAAGCATATATCCAAACTGAACAAATTGGTGCAGCGGGACGTGAAACGCAGGACTGTCATGGGTGGATCCGTATTGGCAAAAACCAAATACATCTAGGAGGTGCCCCCCATGGGGAAAGTCAAGATCCTGAACAAGAAAGACATGGACAAAGGAAGAAGAGAAGTCCAGAAAAGGGAAAGGACTGTTGCCCTTAAAATGAATATTTCGGAAGGAGAAAAAATTGCCGCCGAAGCTGCGAAAAATGCCCGAATTGTCCCCGGAGTCTTTAGTCCCGGAGGGTTCTCCAATATTGAAAAAAATGTTTCTGGAACTGGCTGATGCGCTGGAATCAAGAGATCCGAAAACCTATCTGAATTTACAGGTCAATCTGGTGAGAGCCTTGGCTCCACTGATTCAAGAGAATCAAATTGATGTGGCGTCCGTTCCCAAGCTTTTGCTTGACCTTGAGAAATTAAAGTTGCAGGATACGGGATCAGGACAGGGAGATATTATCAGAAGAGCGGTGCTGAACAATACCGCCAATTGAATGGGGGACTATTTTGGCTTACGGGAATACGACCTTCACGAATTATGCCAGAGAGCCCCAGGTCATGGGACCCGTCCCAAAAGGCGTCCAGGACATGGTGCGGGAGATTCAGAACTTAAAATCGAACGCTCAAGCCTTTAAGGAAAAAAAGCTCGGCGAAGGGTTTCTCCAATGGGTCGAGCAATTTTACTCCATGGAACGAGTTCCTTTTACTGATTCCGGAACGGATACCGTCATCCCTCTCCTCCAGTATCTTTTTCTGATCGAAGCCTCAGATCTTACCGATACCATTCCTATATTCTACATCCACAAAGAGGGAAGACAATCTTTTGAACGCCTGAAACAAGTGGAAAAGGTGATTCGGAATATCTGGCGAGAGGAAGACTGGAATCTGGAATTTCTCTCGGCCAGTTTATGGTCTCTCCTTGTGGGCGTGGGGTTTGTCGAGTTCGGACTGGATTCGCAGGCGGATTCGGGAGAGGGGAAAGTCTGGGGACGATCCGTAAATCCCACCAAGATATTCGTTGATCCCCAATGTTCCACTTTGGACAATGCCTGGTACATGATGAAGGAAGACACCAAATACATTGATGAAATACGGATTCTTTATCCGAACCATGCGGATGAAATATTGAAGAGAGCCAAAAAGGGAATCCCGGAGGTGACTCAGTTTGTGGGACTGGAGATGCCCATGGGCCCCATGCGTTCGGTCTTCGGGGCGGATGTGACGCGTATGAAAGCGACGGATGGGGTTTTCTCTCTCCGAACCGTATGGGTCAAGGATTCGGCAACGATTGAATATGAATCAGAAGAAAAGGCCAGGAAGGCGGATGTTTCCATCCGGAAGATCCTTCCGAATCCCAAAAAAATATTGAAATACCCGAATGGACGAATGATTGTGGAATGCGAGGGGACTATCCTTTACGATTCTCCAAACCCGTACCGAACCTTTCCGTTCGCGGACATTCATGCGACTCCTCCCATTCAGGGATTCTGGAATCCTCCCCCCTTGAAGTTTTCCGCCTCCATTCAAAGCACGGCACAGGAATTGGTCAATCAGCTCATGGACAACTGTTCCCGCTTGAACAAGGGAATCACCTACATCAAGGAAAATACGGAAATCAGTCAGGAAGACTTCATGGGTGTGGCGGGCGAAGTCCACTGGATTCCCGCCCAGGCAGAAATACCCGTGACGAAGTTCCCCGAACCGATGCCTCCACAGATGACGGATATCCCTTTCAAGATGA